ACCTATGGGCACCCGAAGGGATTAACCGATTTCGCGATATGCGACGCCCCACGACCATGAGGTCAGCGTGCCCGGCGTGCTCGTGAACTGGAGGAAGTTGCCAGACGTGCAGCCCGGCATCGCCAGCATCGTTTCAGCCGGGGTCGGCACCCAGAGCCAGCCGTTCAGCACGTTGAAGTTGTCCCAATAAATCTTCACTTCCGTGCCGCCACCGTTGGCCGAGCTATTGACCCCGCAGGTGCCCGCGGCGCCGGACGTGCCACCGACAAGGTTAGCGGTTGGCAGACCTAGCGACGTCTTCGCGGGCGTGGCGCTGACCACGGTCGGAAAGACGGTCAGTTTCGTGCCGAGGGCGATCCCCTGCTGCGCGCTCGTGGCGTTGGCCCGCTGACTCGCCCAGGCGCGGAGGATTTCATAGCCGGGCACGGCCGCGCCGCCGGCTGACGGGTTCATGAAGACCAACTGCGGCGCCGCAACCACGGTCTGCGCGTCGACGGAAATCGTATAGGTGCGGTCAGCCACGGGAGACTCCTTTTACTGCGATGACAGTTCGCCAGCCATAACAAACGTCTGGCCCGGCCGTTCGTAATCGATTTCCTGCCCTGTGCGCGCGTCCAGACACTTCAACCGCTCAACCTGCCCTGTCCCGTTGCACTTCGGACAGTCGATCGTGAGATCTTCCCCGGTCAGCCGGTTATACCCGAGCCACATCTTGCCGGGATGCCGTTTGTAATCGCTGCACGCAATGCACTTCATCCAGCCCACCGGAATCATGATGACGGGCACGGCTTCCTGAGCCATTACGCGCTCTTCGCCTTCTTCGGCTCAAACGAGGCCAGCATAGATTCCAAGTCTTCCGCCGAGAGTTCGGCCATCTGCTCTTGAATGGCCTGCATCCGCGCTTTCTTCTGGCCGTCAATCACCAGACGGCGATCTTCTAGGGACAACTTCTCCAGCATCGCCCGAATGTGTTCCGCTTGGTCTACGACAGCCGTGCCAGGGTCTACCTCGAGATAGCCCTGCGCCAGCATCCGCTTATGCTCCGGCTCGCTCTGGACGGTGATCTCTTCGCCGTCCGAGCTCCAGAGCAAGCGCGGATAGGGAAACGTCTTGCCGGCATCCGGGTTGTTGCGTGGCCCTTCGACCGACCAGAAGAACGTGGGCCGCGGGTCGTCCTTCGTCGGCAGCAGTCGCAGATCATGCAACTGCCGCGGGCGGAACGGTGAGCGCCCGCCTTGCAGATCCGCCGTGTTCAGCGAGCCGTCTGCAATCGCCGCCCGAATTTCTGCGAGCAGTTCAGCATTCAGTGCCATTAGTAGCCCTTCAGCTCCGATTCCACAATCGTGTTCGTGCCCACGAAGTTGGTGCCGCCATTGAACGAGACGCCCAGGAATCCGCCCGGCGTCGAATCAAAGGCCGACGACACCACGGACAACTGACCATTCCCAGAGGCGCCGGTCGCCACAAGGCCCGTCGCCGCCAGCGCATGACTACAGACACATGTGCCGGCCATAATCGCGGCCGTGCCGCCGAGGCGGATATGCGATGTGACCGTAAAGGTGCCAGTATCCACGGCCGCCGTGCCTGCGCCCCAGGTAAACGTCAGAATCGCCGGATCGGCCACGGTCCCGAGCGTGCCATACCGCACGATGACGGTGGCCGCCGCGGTGCCTGCCGCCGTCTTCACCATGTCGAAGACACAGGTGAAGCGCATGCCATTCTGGATGACACCCGGCCCGACCGGAATCGCGGATCCCGCCAGATAGGTATCCGCCGCGTAGCCCGTTGAGGAGGTGACACTCGCCACACTCACGGCCGAATTGAGAATCTGATTAAACGCCGGGCCGATCTGATAGGTCTGCTGAAACTCACTGGTTAGCCCATACCAGACCGGGGCGCCGTTTTCGTGCGGCAGTGAGATCGAGCCGTTGTAGCCTGGCACGACCCCAATGGTCGGTGACACCGTGACATCCGTTACGCGGAAGTATTCGTCTTCGCAGAGGATGATCATCTTGTTCGCGATGCCGGTCGCGGACGTCAACTTCAGCGTCTTGTCGTTGGCCGCTTTCGCGAGGGCGAGCGTCGTGGATACGAGTGCCATTAGGCCACCGTGACGCCGTTCTGTGCCACGCAGGCCCAGACGCCGTTAGATGCTTTCATCGTGCAACTATTGCCGACCGCGCCGCCGAAGGTCGCCACGTCTGTGGCTGCGGCGTTACCCGCCATCGTGATCGTATGCGCCTGCGCCGTCGTGCTGATAAACACGAGCGTATTCTGCTGATCAATGGCTGGTGCGGCGAGCGTCATCGCACCGACGCCGGCTTTCGTCAGGTAAATCAAGGCCACGTCAGACGTCGGCACCGTGCCCGCACCGCCGGGGCCGGTAATCGCGCCACTGACACCAAAGCTCTGACTCGTGACCACGCCACGCGGGACAATGCCCACGTTGACGAAGTCGCTCTGATTGCCGTAGATGACTTGCGCGAGGATGCCATGCGGCCCCGCCGTTGAGCCGAGGTAGCCTGGCACCACCCCCAGCACGGGCGTCAAGGCGTTGCTGGTGATCCGCATCCATTCGGCATCCACCAGCGCCAGCATCTTCGGCAGGGCACCGGTCGCGGACGTCAGATTGATGACGACGTCATTAGTGGCTTTCGCACTCGCGAGCGTGGTCGCAGTTAAGGCCAAGTTCGTATCTCCAAGTTGAGGTTCACGGGCACGTGCTCTCTAGACCTCTCGGCCTCTAACCGCACACTTTGCACGCCAGCTCTTGCCGCAGCACCGCCGTGCCATACAGCACGTCGAGGCGCTGAATCCACTGGTCGGTCGTCGCTACATAATCGCGGATGCAGCGAATCGCCTTGCCGGATTTCTTCGACGCCGCTCGATACGCCCTATCCGTCCCGCCCGGGAGCGGCATATCGACCATCGCCAGCGTGCCGAAATTCTTATTGGCAACCATATTGAACGGGGTTGACTTACTCAGAATGGTCGAGAACGAGGCGGCAGGCGTGTCGTAGACATACACGGCTGTCGAGACTGCGGGCAGGTTCGTCACGTTCTGCAACTGCTGGCCGGGGCCATACATCGCAGGCGCAAAGGGAATCACCATCGTGCCGCCCGAATCGCTCGTGGTCGCCGTGACCACGAACTGCATCGGCGATCCCATATTCTGATAATTCTGGGGATTGACGAGGTTGACCGGCGTCGTCGTCGAGACGAAGCTAATCGTATCGCCCGCGTTGAGTGTGCCCGTCGTCCAGCCAGTCGTGCTGATCGTCGTGGCGCCGTTGGCCGGCGCCGTGCCAACCACAGGCGTGGAGGAGCCGAGGGCGCCAACGGTCTGCACGTAGATGTTCTGGTCCATGTCCCAGGCCATGCCGAGCGTGCCCGATTCCGTCATGCTGCCCGACTCATACTGCGCGCTAATGGCTTTGCCGCTGTTATACAGCGTCTTCAAGTTGTCCATCAGGGTGAAATCCGCAACGGGCGAGAGCCACGCGTAGCGGTCTTCGGACGGGCAGGCGTTGTTGTCGAGCTTCACCTTCGCGAGCCCATACGTCGTGAGCGTCGTCGGCGTCGTGCCCGGCGTGCCGACCGAGTTATTCAGGCCCTGCGCCAAGTTGCAGACGTCCTGATCGATCAGGTTGTTCAGGCGCACGATCTGGGGCTTCAAGACGCGCTCGCGGTAGTTGTCGATATCGAGGGCGAGGTTCTGCGATGAGACCTGCGTATCAATGCCGCGCTGATACGACAGCGTCAGCGGCACGAACGTCTCGGTAATCGCTTCGATCTGGGCGGCCTGTCCGAGACGCCCCAGATACCGGGGTGGCTTGCGGATATTCAACGTCTGGCCGAGGACGGTCCCACCAAAGTCGAACTGGTCGGAATACTCGCTGTTGATGCGCTGCATCACCTTATCGGTGTTTTCCAGCACGTCCAGCGCTTCGAACGTCACGATATCGTTGGTGAGGAACGTATTCGCCATCGGGCGGCCCTACTCTTATCGACGCGCTTTCCGTTCGGCCTCCCGCCGCGCTTTGTAGGCGGCGTAATCGCCCTTGCGGGCAGCTTCGGCAGACGGTGTTGGCGTCGTTGGGCTACCGGACCCCACTGGCTGAATTGGGGCAGGCGGCGTGATCGTTCCGGCGGTCGGCGTCGAGGCCAGCTGTGCGGCGCCGTTCGTCGGGGCCACCGTGGAGAGCAGCATTCCAAACTCAATCGGATTCGCTTGCGCGAGCTTTTGAGCGAGGGCGCCGTCCTTCACGATCGCATATTGCACATGCTCACTCTGCGGATGCTGCAAGATCGCCTGAATCTTCGCGTGATCCATCGGCACTTGCGAGCCGGGTCCGGTCGTGCGCATGGCATCGAAGTCTGCATAGACTTTCCGGCCTTTCGCCCAGGTGCTTTCGGCGTGGTTCAGAAAGTCGCGAGAGGCCCGATCCGCTTCGATGCTCTGACGGATACGGGCGTCGATGCCGGATTGCTGCTCTTCAGCGACCCAGCGCGCAGAGTCTAGCACGAATTCTGCGTAGGTTTTATATTTCGTGCCGATCTCGTCTTCGGCCGGCTGTGCGCGTAACCCCGAAGGGTGCCCCGAATCTCCCCGTTCGGGGCCAGACGGTGAAGGCGGCGCCGGGGCCGCAGCCGCAACCGGGGCGGTCGCGGGCGGGGTGGGTGCCGTAGGAGGCTGAACCTGCGCCCGAAGCTCCGCAAGCTCGCGCTCGTAGGTGGCCGCTTTCGCTTCGGCCTCCTTCCGGGCTTTCGTCAGTTCAGCAAATCGCGCTTGGCCGCGGGACGGCTTAGCGGGTTCTGTCGGAGCAGTAGGCGTTTCGGCGGGCGCTTCGACGGGCTCCGGTTCGTGCCGCTCCATCACGTCGGCTAGCGCCTCTGATGTGACGCCCATGCCGCTCAGTGTGCGCCCGGTCGTCGATTCGTGCGTGGTAATCGCGTTCGGGTCCGGTGCTGCCGCTTCTGTTTCTGCCATTAGCCCTTCTTGCTATGGAGGTATTTCCCGAGGTTACGGTGCGGATGCCCGCTCGCCTTCGCGACGTGCGCTAGCTTGCCCTTCATGCTCCCGACCGCAAAATCATGCAGCTGCGACATGCTCATCGAGCCGCGCACCTTCTGCGCCATCGGGAATTTGGCGCCATGTTCTGCCGCCGCCATCAACCGTTGCTGACTTTTACTCTTTGCCGGCATAAACCTAACCCCAATAACGCAGTGACGAGTAAGACGACCGACGATCCCGAATCTGGAATCGTCGCCCGCGCCATCACCGTCGTTCCCGCCATGAAATCGACGAGCGGCCCCCACGTTGGTTGATCGAACGGCAGACTCACGCTCAGGATGCCTGCGAGTGGCCCGTCCCCGCACGACGCATGGACGGCTTGATACCCATTCGGCCGCACCCCTGGGCCGTCTTCCAAAAAGACGCCCGCACTCGCCTCGGCGGCTTCATTAAATCCACTTGAGCACGTCGCCTGCACGGCATACGGCACGCTGACCGTGACGGTCCCACTCCCTGAGCCATAGAGCCAGAAGTTTTCCATCGTCAGCGTCGAGGCGTGCGCCAGCGCCGTTTCCGTCTCCAGCACCGTCGCCTTCGCACTGGTCGAGAGCATCCCATCGACCGCCGAGGCCGTCGCGGTGCTCATGGCCGTATCAGTCAGCAGCGGCAGGGTGGCGGTCGCCACATTGATGGCCGGGGGGGCGCCATCGGGATAATCGATCTGGGAAATCACGAGCGGGCCACTCACCGTAAACGTCCAATGCGGCCAGTCCAGCGAGGCAGAACTGAAGGCAATTGGAGTCGCCCAGAGGGGCGTGCCCCACAAGACACACACCAGCGGGAGCAATCGGCGTAGAATCGGCGCCATGATTGAACTACTGCTGATCCTTGTCATCTGCGGTGTCGCGCTCTACCTCGTCGAAACCTACATCCCCATGAGCCCGCCCATCAAGGTCGTCATCCGTGTCGTCGTCGTGCTCCTGCTTGTGCTCGTCCTGCTCAGAGCCTTCGGTATCGGGGACATCCCCGTCCCCAGGGTGCGATAACTCGTATTCCATCACCGCCTCCCGCGCCTCAAGCACGGCCTCAGCACTGCGCCCGATACAGCGCAGGCCGGGGCCGAGTTCCATATACAGCCGCGTCCGCATGCCCGGCGACAGCTCCACTTCCTGCGGCTCCGGCATGAGCCGGGACATTACGGCTGCGCCACCGGATCCGACGCCGTAATCTCGATCGACGTCGCTTCAGCCGCGGTCACGGTAATGTCAAACGTGCCCTGAATGTTCCTGACTCCAGGCGTCAGGTCCGCATCGGCAATGACCGTCACGGTGCAGGCGCCGATCGCTGTGCCTTTGACAAGCGCCGTGAGGCCCGTCGCATCCGGCGTGATGGACACGACCGCCGGATTCGAGAGCTGCCATTCGGGCACGCCATCGACAGTTGAACCCTTCGGCAGCGGCGTGGCGGTCAGCGTGGACTGTTGCGTGGTGCTCATGGAGATAGGCATCGGATTCTGCTCCTGTATCGGGCCGCTAGTAATCTGCAACGATTTGGCGCCGGGTTTCTTGTTCGGCGACACGATGGTAACGCGCTTCTTCTTGATCACCACGATAATTGTGCTCATTGCACCACGACGGTCATCGGCCGCGCCGCCCCGCCATCCGTGCAGCCGGCCGCATCCGTCGCTTGCACGGTCAGTTGATACGTCCCCGCCGGCACCGTCGCCGTGAAATACGAGCCCGCAATGGTATTGAGCCGCGCGCCGTCGACGCGGCCCTGCTCGATGCCATTAAACCGCACGCTCACCGTCGTCACATTCGTTTTGCTTTGCAGCAGCGAATACAGCACCTGTCCAACGCCGCCCGTGGGCAACGTGCGCGCCCACGTCCCGACGACCACTTTCACATTCGTGGGATCGGGACAACCGGCCATCACGAAGGGAAGCGATTTCGTGCTTTCCGCTGAACCATTCACACTATCGGTCGCCGTCAGTTGCGAGGACGCGCCAGGCGCGATCGCGGCAGGCGCTTGCGCGGCCGGCGCTTGGCAATTGGCTGTGAAAGGGGCCGGCGTCGTGGCGGCGACACAGGTCACGGAGGTGAGCGTCAACGTCGTCGGCGTCGTCGCACCTGGGGCTGTGATATAGAGCTTATAGGCGTAACCTTGCGCGACGGCCACACTTGGCACGTTCGCCTGATCCCACAAGATTTGCGCCTGCACCGGGGAGGCGATGACGAGCAACCCCATGAGCAGGCGGGCTCTCACTTGCCGTCTCGCAGGATTTCCAGTTTGGCTTCAATCTCGCGGATATCGGATGCCGCATCCTGCACGGCGTGCCAATCGCCAGATTCGAGCTTGATCTGACAATACGCAATCAGGCCCGCCTTGCGCTTCTGGAGTTCAATGAGCAACCGGTCCTGCGGATGCGGTTCAAACGTCGTCCCGGTGTGCGCGATATCGAATTCGTTCGTAATGAAATGCGCCATTACTGCCCACTTCCATTCGGCTGCGCTTCTGCCGCAGCCTCTTGCGCCTGCTGCGCCATCTCGGCTTGGTGCTGCTGGTCGCTCTGTTGCGATTGCTGCGCAGTCTGCGCCTGTTGCGCCCCCTGCGTCAAGGCGTGGTCATGCTGCTGCGCGGCCTGCTCCAGCTCGTGCTGATGCTCCATCGCCGCCATCCCCACTTCATGCGCCATCTGCAGCCCGGTCGCCAGCCGCTCTTCCGCCGCTTCGGCCTGCGGGTCCATCATGACCTTGGCCGCCGAGATGCGCGCCACGGCAATCGCGTTCGCGTTCTTCATCTCCTGCAGCTTCAGTTCATTCGCAAAGCCCATCTGCGCTTTTTGCATATCGGCCTGCGTCTTGATCTGTGTCTCTTGCAAGCTGCCCTGTTGTTCCGCCTGCTTCGTCTGAATGAACTGCTGCGCCTTCTGCAACTCGGCCTGCATCTGCTGCATCTGCGCTTGCACGGCGGGAGGAATCTGCGGCTGATCGTTTTTGTCCTGCAACTGCGGCGGCAGCGCGTTTCGCAATTTCTCCGCGATCTTGTGACTACCCGGGAACGACAACTGCTCCACATAATCCGGCGTCGCCACCGCGGCCATCTCCGGCGGCAGATGCGGAATCAGTTCGCCCAGCGCCTGCGCGCCCTCTTCCCGCTTCGTCGCCGTCGCCTTCCCCACCGACACCGTCACGGCATAGCGGCCCTTATTCAAGTCGTAAAACTTGTGCAGGCTGCCTTCCAGTTGCGCGATCTCCGGCGTGATGTTCGGCGGGGACGCTTGCGGTTGCCCGTTCGGCCCTTCCTGGTAGGGCTGGCCCACCATCACCTGTTCGGGCTCGTCATCCATGCCGAGAATGTGAATAATCTGCCCCTTCGTCGTAATCTTCGGGATGATCTTCACCGCGAGCTCGCCCGCGTAAATCAGCGCCCGCTTCACGTTATCGGGATAGTTGCTATTGGCGAGGTCTGATTGCGCCTGGAGGGCTTGCAACGCCCGCCCGCTCCGCTCATTCGGGTTCGTGTTCCCGAGACTGGCATCGCCCGTCGATGTCGTCGCCTTAATCGCATCCTCGCTCACCCGCATCAATTCCACGGCGGCCTGAATCGGCGGTTCCGTCGTATCCAGCATCGGCGTTGGATACTCTTTGCCTTCCTGGTCCCACGGGTCAAACGGCAGATACGCGTGATTGATGATGTTCCGCGTCTGCCAAATCTGCTTGTAGTTCGCCACGCTCGCCGCCGCAATCATCGGCGCATTCTTCGGCGCCAGCGCGAAAATCTCCACGGCGCCGCTATACGTGTAGTTGACCATCCGCTGCGCATCCATGCCCTCTTCAATCACGCCGCGCAGCCACACCTTTCCGTCGACGTTCAACTCTTCGCCCAGAATCGGAATCAGCGGAATCCGCGAGCCCACCCAATCGAACGACTGCAACGATTCAATCGCGTTAATCTTGTCGCACTTCACGGAGGGCACGCGCATGACGCGTTCAGCCTTGATGTCCGCCTTGTCATCCGGCTTCTCTTCAACGACGGACCCATCCTGCAACTGATACAGATGCCGGTTCGTATACTCGATGCGGTAATACTCGGCAATGCGAATGCTGTCTTCGCTGACCCACGACGACCACGCCGCCTTATCGCCCGTCGCCATGAACGCTTCGAGCCCTCGAATATCGGCCTTCGGATACAGCCGCTCGAATTCATCGCGGCTGATGTCCTCCGTTACAAACGCCCATTGCATGTCCGATCGCGTCGGCTTCATTGCGGACGGATCGCAGTAAACCGTGAGATTATTCGCAATGCGCTCCATGAACAGCGCTTGCCACATCACCTCTTCCGTCAACTCCCCGTCCCACGTCTCGTTGATGTAATCCGTGCGCAGCCGGAACCAGCCGATCCCGCCTTCAATCGCCTGGTCCGCGGCCCATTCAATCGGGGATTCCTCACGGCTGTTGTTCATCATCCAGCGCAGATAGCCCTTGAAGATATCGGCCGTGTCCTGGTCGCTCGAGCCGCCAGCAGGCAGCACGTCAAACCCGAAGCTGGCGTTCTTGATGGTGTTGCTCACTTGCCGCACGGGCTGCGAGAGGCGGTCGACCACGAGGCACGGCCGCGGCGGTTGCGGCGCCATCCCCTGCAGACTGTTCCCGCCTTCCCGCGCGAGCTTAATCGCCGCCGGCCACTGGTCGCCCACCCGGAACTGTTTCGCGCGCACGATGCGATTGCGCTGCTGCTCTTCGGCTTCCGCCGCTCGGTTCCACCGTTCCCGCGCTTCGCGGATGAGATCCTTCGCCACTAGGCGACCTCAATCAACTGATGCTTCTTGCGCGGAATACCCGCCACGAGATCGCCGATCTCATGCACAAACAGACAATCGGGATGCTGGCAATGCGGGAACAGCACAGGATGCAGCACGCCATGCTGATGCACGTGCACGCGCTGCTGCTCCTTCGTAGCCAACAGCAGCAGGTATTCCAGTTCGCCGCGCGTCAGCGTCATCGCCGTAGCCCCTTCAAGGCTTCGCGTTCCGCTTCAATCCCCGGCATCGCCTGCCGCATCGTTTCCCGCCACTTCAGTGCATTCTTCGGCGCGTGCAGCAGCTTCGCCTGCACCCGCGGCGGGCTCGCCAGTAACTCAAAGTAGGCGAATATGGCATTGAGGGTGCCATCCTCTTCCCCAATCCGATAGCCCCGCCAGATATCCCCCGCTACCTTGCGCCACTTCTCGCGCCCTTCGCACACAATCGTCAGCAGCCGCGGTCGGTCGCGCTCCATCTGCCGGATGAACTCCTGAATGTTGTCCGTGAGCGCCTTCTCGCGCGTCGTGCTATAGCCGACAATGGGGAGATCAGGCAGGTGGAACATTACTCTTCCACGTCAAACGCTTCGACATAGAGGCGATGGCCCTCTATTTCAACCGTGCAGCGCAACATCTTAGGATCGCCATCAATAAATTCACACACCCATGATTGGTCATAGCCCATATCTTCCGCGTTGCAGAGATGCATATTCGCGGTCTGCTTCATCGCCAATTCAACAGTCGTCGCCACGACGGTCGGCGTCTCCCCATAATCCCCTCCGACATACACTTTCATCGCGCACTCCCTTCCTGAAGTGCCGCTAGTCTACACCCGTCATCCCATCCACGACTGGCTAAACCCCGTAAACGCCGGCGTCGGCACCGGTTCCTCTTTCCGCTTCTTCGCCACGGTCTGCGCAAACGTCAGCGCCAGCGCGTCCCCTTCATCCGGACTCGGCACGTCCCGCGCCTTCATCTCTTTCTTACTCTCCAGCCACACCCGCTGCTTCAAATCCTCCCGCAACCCCGGCGCCGTCAAGTCATTCTCCAGCCGCGGCGAGGTATCAATCGCCCCGTTGACCAGCCACTCCTTCATCCGGCCCCACATCATGTCGCGCATATAGCGGTATTTCTTATCAGGACTATCGGCGCCGAAGTTCACTTCCAGAAGGTTCGTATGTCCTAATTCCCGCAGTCGTGTCCCCACGCTTCCAGCAATACCAGCACTGTCGAGGAAGAGCATCGAGACACGACGACCCCCGTAGGTGCCGCCCAAGACATCGGCGAGCCGGTTCGTAAGCACGGAGGGGTCGCGAGTAAGCTCGCCGGCAATACGGATAGCAGGAATGCTACGGGCATCGCGTCCCAGTCGAAAACGGATGACATTGGAATCCTTGCCACCCCAGGCCAAGTCGCATCCGGCCACAAGGGGTTCATCATCAAGCACCTCCACCTTTCGCTTCTGCGCCTCGCGCACGCGCACCGCATCGATAAACTGCGCGTCTTCCGCATTCGGCGGCAGCCCTCTGACGCGCACCCGAAACCGATCGCTATCCTCGCCCCAGTCTTCCAACTGTTCCGCAATCAGCGCCTTATTCGGGAACTGACACGTTCGCGCATCAATCTGCCACGTCTTCCATCCGCGCCCCTTGCCGGCAAACACGATGTCGTGAAAACTGCCCCTGCGTCTCGTCGGGTTGCCAAACAGAAACTGCATCGGCTCCCCGTCCGTCAAGCCGCCCTCCTGCACCTCGTGGATAATCTCCGGCACGTTGCTGTCTTCGTCGTTGATGTAAAAACTCGTGCTCGCCGCGTTGTGCTGTCCGGCGAAGCTCTCGCTGTTGTCCGGGTCGCACGTCTGCGGGCTGCACTTCCACTCTTCCCGATGGCCTTTGCGATACAGGATGCTCGTGTTCAGCTCGAACCAATCGCGCGTAATCGCCCGCTTCACCCATGTTGTAATGCTCGGCCATGTCTTATCTTGGAGCTGTGGCCCGGTGTTCGCCGTGATGACGCCTTTCGCGTGGCGCCTGGTCGACATCAGGAAGCTGACGAGCATGCCCGTCAACGCGCCCTTCCCAATGCCGTGGCCTGAACTCACCGCCGCGCGGATGGGCATCACGGGATGCACGCCATCAAAGTCCCGCGCTTTAATCTCATCGCCCAACCAAGCTAAAAACTCACATTGCCAGATGTCCGGCTCACGATAGTGCTGCAAGGGCCCTGGCTCGCCCCAGGGGAACGCGCCGCACACCCACGCAAGGGGATCGCTATAGAGGGACGCGCACCACTCCACGAGGTCGTCATCGTAGCTGCGCGAGGGGGCCGGGCTGCTCATGGTTTCAGCTTCAGCAACGATCGCTCCTTCGCGCGATCGAGTGCCGTCGTATTATCCGCCCGAATCTCAATCTCCTGCACTTGTTCTTTCGGCCGGTCAATCGCTCTGTTGAGCAAATCGCTGAAGGCTTGCACGCTCGGGTCTTTCTCCCAGACCTCGATGACTTCGGCATCCTGGTCAACATCCTCGAGCGAGCGTACGCGTTCGAATTTGCCGGTCTGCTTATCGCGATAGACCAGATACTGCAGACCGGCGGCATTGGCGAGCTGGGCATTGATGAGAACGTCCAAATGCGCCGTAATGGCTTGACGCACCTTCTCCCGCGCGGCCTCCTTGGCCATAGTGGATGGCCACTTGGAGCCGGGCTTTCGACCGGAGCCTGGACGATAGCCGCCTCGGTTCTTTTTCAAAGTAATCAGTTGGAGGAAGTCTACCCCTCTACTCTACTCATGGGTGTGTTCATACTTGATATTATTGTGATTGTAAAATGTATGTATATATAGGGTAGAGAGGGTAGAGAAAGTAAGGTATCTATGGAATAAGGATTTGCGGTCCTACCCTTGGTCTACTCATTGGCTGGTCCTACCCATCGTTTGCCTTGTTTGCCGCGGCGCATGATGTTTTTCTTGGTCCAGCCAGCTAATCGGAGGATACGGCCGACCCTCAGCTCATCCGCGCGACCAATCTGGGCGGCGTCAAATTTGAGTATACGGATGAGCACTTCAGCGACGGTAATTTCTGTGTCGAGGCCAATCCCGGCGAAGACGAGGTCGGTCCATGCATCATCGGCTTGGCGATCGGCTTGGACAGCGAGGGTAGGGAGCGTCGGCGTGATCCACCACGGTTCGCCGGCCTGCACGCGATAGACGGCTTCAGCGAGGAGCTGCGTGCGGGCCGTGGCGAGCGATTCGAGGTTGACGAGGCCGCAGCGAATGGGCCAAAAGCGCCGCAAGCCGGTTTCATCAGCGCCCCACCCGTCATGGTTGGTCGTGCCGGCAAAGATGCATTGACGAGGATGGTCAGCCGCGTAATGGCCATAACTCACACGATAGCGATCGGTGGGCGTGCTGATGACGGTTTTGACGCGACTCACTTCGGCACGGCTGAAGGCGTCGAGCTCACCGATTTCAATCACCCATTTGCCTTGGAGGCCCTCAAAGAAATCCTTATGCGTGACGGATTCATGCGCTTGGGCGTAATACGCCCCGCCGAGGATGCGTAAGGCGGATGTCTTGCCGATGCCTTGGCCGCCTTCAAACACGACCATCGTGTCGAGTTGACAGCCAGGACGCAGCACGCGAGCGACGAGGCCCAAGAACAGATTCGCGCTGACGGCGCGCACATAGGCGCAGGGCATCGTCTCGCCACACTCGACGCCCCAATGGTCCTCCAGCGCGAGGTTAATCCGGGGCGTCTCGTCCCATGTCAGCGTGCAGAGGTTATCGCGCACGACATGGCGCAGACGTTGGCTGGCGACATAATGCACCGCTTTTTTCACTTCGGTCGTCGTCATGGCGGGAATGCCGATCGTCTGCTGCATATGCGCCGTAAGACGATACGTGTCGGCTTCGTCCCACTCCCGGGGCATATCGCCAGTGGGGCAGGTCATGAGGCGATCGAGGAATTCATCGCGCCAGAGCACGTCAGGCCCGTAAGCGCCATCATGCTGGAGCACGCCCACGGCGTTGGAGAGATTCGCCCGTAGACCGCGCTCGCCGCGGTCGAGATGAGCAATCCACGAATAATCAGGCACGGACCACCTCTTGATCAGGTGTGAAAAGCGGCGGGCTCGTGTGGTGGATCAAGCACCACGCGACAGGGGCCTCGCCAGGCGCCCGCCGGCACTACTCTACCAAACTCAACGGCATCTGCGTCCGTTCGTTTCTTACCGTGTCATCGCCCAATAGGAGGACGTCTTGCGCGAGACGGTTCGCGGCGATCTCGCAGTAGCGTTCTTCGCGTTCAATGCCGACGCATTGACGGCCGAGGCGTTTGGCAGCGACTAGCGTCGTGCCGCTGCCCATAAATGGATCAAGAACGAGCGATGCGTTCGGGAAGAATCCGAGGCACCACTGCATTAGAGATTCTGGTTTCTGCGTCGGATGCACTCGCTGATTCGCGATAGCGTTGTTCGATAAATCACGACGGCAATACACTCCGTGCCCCTTACTCATCCATGCCAACTCTGCGTCACTCAGGAATGATCCGAATGCGGCATCGTTCCTCTTCAACCACACCAAGCAGGCGCCTCTTGGCAATAGGTTTGGATAGTGATTCCAGCCCCAGATCACTTGGTCGCGTCCGATAGTCAGGAGAAACGATGGATCGAACGGCTTGTCATCGTTCGCAATAGGGCGACCACCGGACGAACCTATGCCATTGCCGCGCTTCGCAATGTTCTCCTTCGTGCCACCAGAGAACCGACTATTATCGGTATCCAGTGAGACTCCGTAGGGTGGATCCGTCAGGAGCAGATCGACGCCAAACCACACGGAAGGAAGCACCTCTCGGCAGTCGCCGTGGTAAATCGTCATCCCACCGTGTTCATAATAGGGTGTCATGTCAGTTGTGTCCGCAACCACTCAATCGTCTCGACGCTGGCGAGCTGCTTCGGCGTGAATTGGAACACCTTCCAGCCAGCGGCTTGCGCCAGATTCAGCTTTTCATAATCGCGCTGGAGGCCCTTGCGCGTGGAATGGTCGCGAAAGCCTTGCTGCTCCACGATGATTTTCTGCAGGGGCCAGCAATAATCTGCGCGGAAATCCCGGTCGGCCAGGAACAGCACTTCGCGAGCCGGGATGGGCAGCTTGGCCGCGGCGCACAGCTCCATGAAGCGATCGAAGGGCTGGGCATGGGGCCGCAGCGGCAAGGGGAGCGGAGGCGCGAGGCCATCCATGCGACGGCGGAAGGCGGCGTATTCTTCTTCCGTCCAGCGCAGCCCGTGGCTCATGGATGCCATGCCTGGGCGATATGCGTGGCGAGAGCCAGCGGGATCTTGGCGATGTGCGCGGAGGCGGCTTTGCGGGCCGATGACTGACTGCCTGATTTGCAAATGCCGTTGTCGAACCAGGCGGCACCGCTGCCCTTCTGTTTCCGCCCGTCTGGGTTCTGCCCGTGTCCGCTCGTCGTGTTGTGTGCGACATTGAACCAGGAGCCGCCGTCGTTCTTCGTGGCCGCAATCGCCCGATTCATGTCTCCCTCGCGGTTGCTAAATTTTGTTTTATCGAACCATGATCCACCGCGAAAACCACCTTGAGACGATCCCACAAATTTAGACAGTGCCTCATGGACCTGTCCACCCTTACCGCTATTGCGATGCCTAGCAAACGGCATGAGCGCCGGCACATCGCCCCACAGATAAAAACTCCCATAGTGCCACCGGGCACGTCCCACCCATTTCTGCGCCCCGCAGACGTTCTCCACGACCAGCGGAATGTGATGCCCCGCCGCCTCGCAGGCTTCCCGCTGAATCCGAAAGCAGGCATCGAACAGTTCATTCGACGGCGGCGACAAGGCTTTCGCACGTTTCCACGGCATCGCCCGATACGAATACGCCTGACACGGCGGGCTGGCGACAATCAACGCCACGTCCTTGAACTGCCGCCCGTGCAGCGTCAGCACGTCCTGGATCACGAGCTGCGCCGGATACCGGGCCTCGCCGTAGATGTGCTGTTCGTTATCGAAGCCGATGACGCGGTAGCCAGCGGCGAGCAGTCCTTCGGTCCATCCGCCGAGGCCGCAGAAGAGGTCGATGGCGAGCGGCTTAGGCACTCGCCATCTGCGATTCCGTGTAACGGCGGATTTCCTCGCGTCGGTCATTGATTTGCTGGCGCAGCGCCGCATTGTGTCGCAGCAGTTCGCCATTCTGGGCCAGCAGGATCTGGCTCATCTCCCGGTAAATGACGACCTCTTGTTCCAACTCAGCCACATCGGCGGCGAGGTGTTCCAGCACGGCTTGCACAACGTGTTCTTTCGACATGACGAACCAGTATGTTCCCGCTGTCAATGCCCTAATACAGAGTGGCTAAGTTCTTACCCGACCACTACATATCGCGGTGTTCGTGCTACTCTTGCGCGCATCGTCTGACATGCCCCCAGAGCTCGACCCCAACGCCGTTGGAGATGCGCTTGCCGCGCGTTTGCCGGTATGGGCGAAAGCCCTCGTCCAAATTGGCGGGATGGCGGCGATTGCCTGCTATTTGACCTATATCGGCGCGCAAACCCTGCCGGCCATTCGTTCCGAAGTCATCATCACGAACGAACGACTCCTCCAATCTGAACGTGTCCATGCGGAAATGGCCGCGTCGATCGAACGCCTCTATGTCGTCACCCTCCAAATGTGTGCCAATGCGGCACACGGGCAATCGGAGAGGGATTCATGCTTCCGGAAAAAAGATTGAGCGATGTGCGATTAGCGATTGCCAGTACCGTCATCGTGATTCTCACCATCGGAATCACGTATCAAGGCACGCGCCTGCATGCGACCTATAAGAATTCCACGGAGTTAGCAGCGCTGAAAACCGAGCTGCAAATACGCGCCGCCGCACAGGAGGCGCGAGACAAGGCCGAGGAAGTCGTGCTCGAGCAATTAGCGCGCACGGTGTGGGCGGGGGATGGGCTTGCGAAGGAAGCGAAGGCGACGACAGAGGCGCGGCGCCAGTCCATCATCGAAGTCTGGCAAGCGAACAACAACAAGATTATTCAGACGCGCCTGACCGAGATCGAGTATCGTCTGCTCAAGTTGAACGCCGACGTCGAGCGCTTACAGAAGGAGAAATAATGGCCTTTGTGGTGTGGCATGTACAAGACCCGGAGGGCAAACCGATCGGTGGCGCCGTCGTCAGCGGGAAATCGACCACGATGGGCGACTGGTCCTCCGTCACGAATGCCTGCGGCGATTGCAAAACGACACTCGGCGCGGCGACGTATGACATGACGTTCGAGGCGTATGGCTTCGTGACGCGCCTCTATCCGGCCACCATCGGCGACAGCGGCGAAATCATCACTGGCCTCGAGCGCGGAGCCGTCGACCCTTTTAAGCCTGCCCCGCGCTTCTGGGCCGCGAATATGTGCGGCATCAGAATCCCGGGGCTGCCTCCCGTGCCTGGTGGTGCGGCTGATCCGTCGCTGCTGCTCTCGTGGTTCTATGACCGCTATGACACGGGCTGGCGCGCGGCGATTCGCGGACAATGGCAAGTCAAGGACTACACGCATGTGTTGCTCTCGTGGCCGGACAGCCACGGCCAAGGTGCCACACCGGAATCATTCCTCGCCACATGCAAAGAACTGATCGATGACGGGTTCTATCCGTGCGTGATGCTCAGTTCAAAAGACTTCGATAGCACCTACGATACACCGACGCTCGTCGACAATCTCACGCCCGTCATCAACACGCTCGTCGGCACCGTGCCGATGTTTTGTATTGGCTGGGAGCTGTCGATCTGGCGAACGCCGACGCAAGTGCAAGACATGATCAACGCGCTCAGTCCGCTCTGCATGGCGCAAGCGGGCACGCTCGTGTATGTGCATTTTCAGGAGGGGTATCCGAGCTTTCAGCAACCCGGCGGCGTCGTGGCCGATTTCTGGAATCCGAATGTTGGCAAGCTGACGGGCCTGCTCTATCAGAAGCGGATCGCACAGACCGATGCCGAATTTCTCGATAGCATCAATGATTGTCTCGAACGCTTCGCGGGCGGCTGGGGCATGGTCGCGGGCTTTGATTTCGTCGCGCTCGAGCTGACGGCGATGACGCAGTTTAATGGCTCATGCAGCGAAGCGGAAGGCAATCGGGTCGGGCGGCTGGCCATCAATGCGCCCGCGGTCAATGGCACGAAGGTGAGCGGCAGCGGCAACGGACATTAGGAGGCGATATGGCCAGTCTGAGTGAAATTCTGCAAATCATTACGCTCGTGCGCGACATCATTGCGACGCTCAGCGGCATGGGCCTGAAGGTTAACGGCGAAGTGCACATTGACCAAATTCTGGCGCTGATTCCCAAGCCATGATGCAATCCTTTTCGGCGTTCATCCGCACGGAGCCCGTGCGCGCGATGGCCATTCTGAATGCGATCATCGTGGTCGCGGTGGCATTTGGCGCGAAGTTGACGCTGCCGCAGATTTCAGCGATTGGCGCACTGGCCGCGGCGATCTTCGGCGTCGGGAGCCAGATCACGCGTGGGCAGGTGCAGCCGATTGCGAAGATGCCGCCCGCGCAAGCCGTGCAGGTGCTGGAACAAACGAAGGCCGAAGAAACCAAGCCATAGCACTTGCTATAGGCATATCGCACGTGCTAGCCTGTGCGGTATGCCCAAGCCTGCCGAGACGCACGTCCTCTATCTCCGCAAATTCCCTAAAGATTTATCGCAACGCCTGAAGATCGAGGCGGCGATCCGGGGGTGCACCATTCCGCATGCCTTGGCGCTGATTCTTCGGGAATATTTCAAGCTTGCGAAAAGTGCTTGACATGGCTAGCTAGTGCTAGTAAGCTCTTCTCATGGACAACATTTCAAAGCACCTATTCGCCACTCTCACGGCGCTCTCGCGGGCTGAAGCCGCGATGGTCGCTCCCAGCCGCCCGCGCTATGCGGTGCGCCTCACGTCTGGCATCTATGCCAGCCCGAATCGACACTGGACGCAGGAGCCTGATCGCGCGCAGACGTTCGACCTCATCACGTCCGCGAACATCTACGCCGTCAACGAGCTGGGCCTGGAACTGGACGATTACACCGTTGAGGTGCTGTGATGCGCTACTGCGAAATGTGCGAGGCATATACGTCGCGCAAGGAATGCAAGGCGTGCGGCGCTGATACCGTGCCGGTCCCGAAGGCGCCGAAGCTGACGCGACAGGAACAGTTGCAGGGATTGGCCGACCGCGGCTGCGATACGTGGGAAGAATATCGAGGTGAACGATGAGCCGCTGGAGTCAGGAACCCGACGCCGACGACGACAACGCGCTGAGCCCGGAGCGCGAAGAACCCAACTGCGAAACCTGCGGCGAACCGGCGAGCGAGGCCATCTGGGCGGCGAATGGGCAGTATGCGTTCTGCTCTGATAAGTGCCGCGATGCCTACTACAAAGCCTTAGAGGAACTGTAATGCGCGATGCTGGAGAACAGCGAATGCCTGATCAGTTTACTTCGTGGCTAACGTATAGCTGGCTTGGTTGGAAAGTCGAGTTTCAACAGTCAACTATACAGTTCACTAATCCAGCGAATGGAGACGTGTGGCGCATCAGTCTAGATCCGTATTCTGATCTGCCGTTCATGATCCAGTTAATCGAACGAGGAAAGCGATGATCCGCATCGGCCAGCGTCTGCCGTGGCTGGATATTGCCATCATTGTGGCAATGGGGCTGATGTTGGGCACGGCGATTGGTCTGTGGCTGGTGGCGCCATGATGGCTGCCATGTGGGCGCGGTTGCTGCGCTGGCTATTCGTGCCATCGTTCGATCCGCAGATGTCCGATGAATGGAGAACGAATCACTTATACACGTCCGGTAAATCATAAGGAGCCGTGGATGAAATCGCTTGGAATCGCCCTAGTCGTGCTCATCGGCGTCAGTCTCTCGGCTCAATCCCGCTTTGTTCCCGGCAAGTATCTGTCTCGGCGCGCGGCCCAGATTGTCGAAGTCTCCACCGAGGGCAATTTCCTGAAGTGGACAATTGGCGCGCATGTCTTTTATTGGGGCGGGAACGGAGACATTCCCCTTGAGGCGCACGACTACGATGGCGATGGCTTGGACGACCCGACGATCTATCATCCGCAAACGCACGAATGGTGGATCCTGCGGTCACGTTGCGAGGGCGGGCGCTGGACCTGTTATGACGTGCTGACGATGGCGGCCGTGCATACAAGCGCCAGTGAACCGCTGGTGTGCGCGCCAGGCACGGTGCTGGCGCTGGGCGAAGGCGACCCGTATTGTGCGCCGCCGATCCAGACGTTTACCTGCCCGCCAGGCACGCATATCGCGCTAGGCGACGTCCTGAGTTGTGAGGCGCTATGAGCGATACGCAGATCGTGCTGATCGACTTCAGCAGCATCGCGCATCCCATCTGGCACATGGCCGCGAGCGATCCGAATCCGGATGCCACGTCTATTGGCATCATTGCGAAGGTGCGGGCGCTGACGTCAGGCCAGCCGCATGCCGCCCTCTGCCTGGATTCGCCCAAGTCGTTCCGTCGCGAGATGGACGCGACGTATAAGGCGGCGCGCGAGAGCAAACCGGCCCCATTCTGGCATCAATGCGAGATCGCGATGGGAGTCTTAGCGGCTGATGGCTATCCAATGTGGTCGGCGGAAGGCTTTGAAGCCGATGACATTATTGCGTCTGCCGTGCAGTGTGCGAGTCAACAGGTGCCGCTGATTCGTCCCTTCATGCCGATCGTAATTGTCAGCGCGGATAAAGACTTATTGGCGCTTGTTAGTGGCTACGTCAGCGTCAAGTCACCCATTACCGGCAATATCATGGACATTGCCGCCGTGAAGGAAAAATTTGGCGTGATGCCAAATCAGATCCGCGATTACCTGACGCTGGTCGGCGATGCGTCAGACGGCGTCGTCGGTGTCAAAGGCATCGGTGCGAAGGGGGCGGCTGGGCTGCTGACGGCTTATGGGAATCTTGATGATTTATATGCTGCCCTTCCTGAGTCTGTTGGTCAATTAGCGGCTGATGGCTCTATCAAGCCAGCGCAGATGCTGGCATTGAAGAATTTTCAAGACCGCCTGCCCATCGTCCGCACGTTGCTATCCCTGCGCGAAGATGCGCCGATAGATTTCGCCGCCGTGCTGAAGGAACGCCAGACCACCGATCGCGAGGATGAGATCATGCAGGACATCGAAGAAGCGATGCCGACGATTACGCCAGAGGAGCAAGTGGCATTTATCGAACAGGCATCAACCGTCAAGCCAGAGCCGCAGCGCATGTCGCTCGTGCCGATGAATGGCGATTATGAACGGCAGCTTGAGCCGCAGAGCATGAATCAAGCCGTGCAGTTGGCGCAGTTGCTGTTCAAGGCTCGATTGTTTGGCGCCTATGGCACGCCAGAAGCCGTGCTGTCGACAGTGCTCTCAGGTCGCGAATTGGGCCTGTCCGCAATGGCTAGTCTGCGCGCCTTTCACATCGTCGAAGGCAAGCCCACGATGGCGGCTGATGCCCTCCGCGCGCTCGTCCTGAAGTCAGGGAAGGCGAAGTCGTTCAGGTGCACCGAGCGCACGGCCTCGGCGGCAACGTTCAGCACGCAACGCCAGGATGAAGAACCGATGACGCTACGCTATACCATCGAAGAGGCGCAAGCCGCTGGCCTCGTGAAGAACGGCAGCGGCTGGACGAAGAACCCCGCCGATATGCTCGTCGCGCGGGCCTCAAGCAAACTGGCGCGGCTCGTGTATCCCGACGTGGTGGCTGGCCTCTATGCACCTGAGGAGTTCTGATGACCGCCTACGAATTGGAAACGGTCGGCCTGCTGAAGCGCATTGACGCCACGCTGGCGGAATTGCTAGCCCTGTCGAAATCGAAGCGTGCCGGGACACCAATGCCCGCTGCGGCGATTGATCTCGAAGGCCCCTACGGCGATCCGATCATCAAGGCGAAAGACCCGCGCGACTGGAACGGGCCGTCCATGAACGGCCGGCATCTGTCCGAATGCCCGCCGGAATACCTCGATCTGCTGGCGTCCCGGTATGACTACTTCGCGGGCAAGGAAGAGGATGAGAAGAAGAAGCGCTATGCCGTCATCGATGCCGCGAAGGCGCGGGCCTGGGCCGCACGGTTGCGCAGCGGATATCAGCCGAAGGTGGCTGAGCCGATGATTGACGAGGGGCAAATCAAATGGTGACTGACGACGCCCGCACCCGACGACTCCGAGAGCTGCGTGAGCATGAACTGAAATGCTGGCCTGAATTCTTTCAGGCGCTCGTGACTGGCGAAAAGACGTTTGAGCTTCGCAAGGATGATCGCGGCTATCGCTACGGCGACGTGCTCTGGCTGCGCGAGTGGCGGCGTGAGCGCATCGTGGACGGCGTGGGCATTGGCAATTACACGGGCCGGGAGATGCGGAGAACCGTCACGTATGTGTTGTCAGGTTTCGGCCTTCAGCCTGATTTTGTGTGCCTTGGGCTGGCCGTGCTGGACACCGAGGGGGACCAACCTGCCAAATTGCCCTGTGGCTGCTACATCGCGCAGTGTCCGACGCATCGCAGCCAGCCGCCTGCGCTCCCTGATCCTCCGGTGCAGCCATGATGGAAGGAGAACAACCATGCTGACGAATCTGATTCGCGCCGGTCGGTGGAGTGACCTGCCCTCTGAGCGATGGGTCCGTCCGGTCTTTCGTCTCTGGAGTGCCACATGCCTCATCTGCGTGATCGGCGGGATCGCCCTGACAGATATGGGCACGTTCTGGGATTTCTTCTATGCGTTCTTCTGCTAGTCGGCCTCGCCTATCTGCACGCGCAAGAGGCCAGCGCCGAAGATAAGCTCCGTCTGCAAGTCGTGCTGCTGCGTGGCGAACTGGCTGAGGCGTTGAAGGCCCATGCCAAATGTGAAACCGACGGCTCAGCCGCCGCGAAGCAATTGCAGCAGGCGCAGACAGAAGGGCAGGCACTGATGAAGGCGCTCGAGGCCCGCGGCCTGACCGTCAATCAGCAGAATGAGATTGTGGCGAAGCCTGCGCCTTAAAAGCCTCGGCAGAGGACGTAGAGCTTATCGCCCGCGATGTAGTTGCCATCGATCTCAACCGCCGTCGTGGTGGGTGCCACATTCAGCGAATACGTGGCCCCACTGGTCTGCGCGGAGGCGGTGCAGACGGGAGCCGAGGGATACGGCGTGCTAAAGGTCGCGAAGCCGGTGCCTCCAGGCGCGGCACCAACCGTCACCACGAAGGCATAATTGCGGCCGGTAATAGCCCGTCCTGCGCCACCCCAGCCCCCGCCCACGGTCGGCGTCCCCACCGCATCCGTCGTCGTCGCGCCACCGAGCGCGAGACTCCCGGTCACACTGAGATTGGTGGCGCCGGGATCGGCCGTGTTCCCGATACTCACCCCGCCCGACGCGAAGAGCCGCATCGCTTCGGTATTGCTCGGAAAGAAGCGGATCGGCGTGGCCGGCAAGGTGCCGAGGTTGAGGCCGCCTGTGCCCGTGCCCACGAGGACGGAACTGTTCGCGATATTGTAATTTTGCCCCGCTGGGAGAAACGTGGACGAGAGCCCTTCTAACACCGTCAGCGCCGGGTTGAGGTCATTCCCCAACTGGACGACCGTGCCATTGCCGGTTCCTGCGGTTAAATTTCTGATCAGGAGGCTTTGATTGCCCGTGCCTCCGGCCGAAAAGGTATGACTCCCGAACCCCGTCGCCGTGAAGAGGCCGGCGAGCGTCATCGTCGTGCCGGATTCTGAGAACAGGCTATTGCCCAATGACGTAGGCGTGAGAAATTTACTCAGCACGCCAGTCGTGCCGCTGACCGAGGAGCCAGAGGCCAAGCCGGTGCCATTGAAGAAAAGCGATCCGCCAATGGAATAGAGCTTATTGGTCGTAATGGTGGGAGCGCCGCTGGGCAAGACGACAGCTGCCGCCGTGATGCCGCTATCAGGCGCGGGCGTTGTGCTGCCGAGCGGACAGCCCGCACAGACGGATGCGGGGCTGGGCGTGGTCGTCGTCACGGTCGTAAACGCCCCCGGTCGTGGCTGCGCAGAGGCAGAGGCCGCGACGAGCAGCGCGCAGAGGGTCAGGAAGATTTTCATGCGGGAACCTTCACGAGCTGAATCGCCCAGGCAAAGCCCGAGCCCGTATCGACTTTGGCTTTAATGCCGTAGTTCTTCACGCTGCCGCCTGCCGCAAAGGTAATGGGGCCGCTCGTGATGACATTGCCCGCGGCATTTGATCCCGACATCTCGACAATCGGCGTATCGGGCGCCCCATCCGTCAGGTTGACCAGGGCGACCGTCACGATGGCCGCGCCGAGCGTGCTCAGGGCCATGCCTTGCAGCTTATAGGTGCCCGGTGCCAAGTTGGCGCTATCCAGCGGATAGATCGCTGTGCCCGCGTGGCAACTGGCGAAGGTCGGGCCGAGGGGATAGCCGGTCGTAATGGGCGAGGTCGGATCGCCGCCGAAATTGAAGATGGTATAGACGCCGGATTGCGTCAGACCGACAGAGCCGACCGGGTCGGTCGAGTCGATGACGACGCCGAGGGCATCCGTCAGGATGAATTTATAGGACTGCGCGGCGAGGTAAATCTTGTAGCGCCCGCCGCTGCTGAGGACGATGGGGTTGGCGTTGGGCACGAGCAAATCCGCATCAGTCCACGTCGTCGCGGGCGTTGACGTGCCAGCCGCATACGTCCAGAGGAAGCCGCCATCCAGCGGGAAGCCGTTATCGTCCAAGGCTTGCGGGAAGGCATACGGCGCTAATGTGCCCAGACTCACGGATTCCCCCCATACTTCGGCATCAGCGACTTCTGGCCCCTCACGGCCCGACGGGCCATGTCGGCGTTCATCTCGTCCTCTGACGGCGTCCCGAGGCGCTTGGCGAGCTCGGCGGCGGGATTCGCAGGCGCGGGCGGGCGATTGCCCAGCACCCTCTTCAGCGCCTCATCCGGGGTGATGCCGCGTTTGATGAGCATGGCCGCATTGTTCACTTCCGCCGCCTGCGGGGCCACCTTGGCCGTATCGAAGGCGTTCAGCGCCGCCTTAAAAGCATCCGGGGTCGACATCGGCGCTGATGCGACGGCCGCGGCCTCAGGGGCCGCAACGGCTGGCGACGTTGGCGCAGGCGAGGCGACCGGCGCAGGCGTAGGGGCTTGGGCCTGTGGCGCCGCGGGACGCGCCTCGAGGGTCGCAGCGAGGTCCGGCTTAACGTTCCCATGCGCCGCCGCATTCTCTGCGGTTAACCGCGCCGTCAGTTCGGCTGGCGTCTCAACGACGGCTGGCGCGACTTCAGCCATGGGTCTCGCGCCGACGTCCTGCAGGAACCGGCCCCCGCTCTGCAGCACTTTGCCCGCAGCGGTCGCGGCTGGCGGCGCACCGGCCGCAATGGCCGCTTTCCCGAGATTCCCACTGAGGGCGGCATAGCCAGCCCCATAGGTGCCAATGCGCTGCGCGATCTTGGAAGCGCCCAAGGCTTCCAGACCCTTCCCAACCGTCTCGGCTCCGCTGCCAGCCGCACGAGCAGCCGCGCGGGCGCCTGTCACGACACCAGCCGCATCGGGGACGAGCAGCGCGGCAATATCCGAGATGGTTTCCGGCCGCGCGACCTTCTCCAATACCGGCTTCAGTTCGTTGTTGAACCAATCCTGAAAACCGCTCGACGCTTCCGGCTGGCCTGACGTCGCAGCTGAGGCCCGCCCTTCTGCCAAGATATTGCGCGGCTGATACGGTTGGGAAGCCTGCGGATAGCCCTTGATGACCGTGGCAATATTCGCCTCTGGTTCCCCGGCATCAATCATCCGCTGCACGATGGCCTTGAGCTCGTCAGGCATTTACTGGCCACCGCTGTATTTCTTGATGAGATCTTCGGCGCTGAGAGCTGTAGTAGGCGCCGCGCCAATCGCTGACTGGAAACCACTCACATCGAATCCGCCGCGCTTCAGGTTTTCGATATGCCCGATCTTGCTGTCATTGGCGAGCTTCAGGATGTTCGCCAGCTTCGCCTGGACGACTTGCGGCGGATCGTCCTGCTTCGGCATGTATTGCTCGGCCTGTTCCTGATCGTTCTTCCGCATGACGCCGCCATGAATGGCCCGCCCCGCCACTTGCCGCGCAAGGGCAATATTCGCGGCCGTTTCCTTCGCGGCTTCCGCGCCAGGCACATACGGCGCCAAGCCGCCAGGAACAATGGCGTTTTCGATCCGAGCCATCCCGCCCATGCCCTGCCCGGTGCTCAGTTTGTTGCCCAAATCCTTCAATTCGCTGATGGATTTGTCGAGGTCGCTGATCTTGTTGATATCGGCGGCCTGCACGGGTCGCCCTGCGGCGGCTTTCGCCGCTTTTGCCGCTTCGGTATCGGCCCTGGTCTTCTGCTCCAGCGCCACGCGCTGCGCTTCAAGCTTTAGCCGCTCTGCCCCTTGTTTCGCTGCCACTTGCCGTGCCGCATCTTCCGCCTGCTGATTGGCCGTCATGCCCGTAGGCGATGTGCCTGCTAGGACGAGCTGAGCAGACTTCGCTTTAGCCTCTTGTTCTGGCTGTTCGGCCGTCTGCTTCGACGCCGCCGGATTGGCGGCAATCAGGGCCGATGTCATCTGGGCAATCGACTGTGGCCCCTGCTGCCGCACAAGATCGCGATAGGTATCCGGCTGCTTAGAATCGGGAAAGGCATCCTGATGAATCTTCATCGCCAGTTCAAAAGCGGTTGGCGTATCGCCGGCCGCCTTGATGCTGCGCGCCATGTTGGCCAAATAGGCTTGCTGCCCTTGCTGCGCTTCTGCGTTGGCCCGCTGCGCGGTTGCAGCTTTATCGGCGAGATCAGCGGCGTTCTTCTTCGCTTCGTCGACCATCTTCGACGCCGCTTCGTAATGCTCCGGCGCATGGATCTTGACTTGGCCGAGAAAGTTATCGACGGTCACGTCCGGGTTGCCAATCACCTGATAAAAGCGGGCATTGGCTTCGTCCTGCTGCTGTTTATCCTTTAGCGCCTGCTGCCGCAGTTGTTCTTCCGCCTGCGACGACTGAATCTCCTGCCGCTGCCGTTGCAAAGCTCCGACCTGCGCCAGTGTCTGAAACGGCGTATTGAAGCCCTGCGAGGGCGGTTGTTGATAGATGGAGGTATCGATCGGCATATTACTGATTCATCGTCTGCCACGGGTCGCCATACCCGCCCGTCTGTGCCGTGGATGGCAATTGCGATCCGTAATTCGGATAGGTGCCCGGGGCCGCTTGCCACCCGCCGGTATTCTGCCCACCGCTGCTGGTCTGCCCAAGTTGCCCTAGCGCCCACAGTTGCGTGCCCGTATTCACGGCATTACCAAATGCCCCGCCCCAATTCTGGCCCTGCTGCTGCGACCCGGCCGCCTGCGCGTTGCCGATGCCCTCATAGGCATTGGTTGCTTGGTTGCCGTAGTTCTGCCCGGCCTGCGCCATCTGCCCATTCGCCTGCATCCCGAGCTGCGCGAGCGAATAGTTATTGTTGAACAGTTGCTGATTCGCGCCCTGATTCAATTGATACGTGTTCGCCGCTTGCCCATAGTTCTGGGCGTTCTGATTCAAGCCGTAATTCGCATAGCCAAGGCCGAGCTGCCCCTGTCCGAGTGCGAGCGAATTCGCGCCCTGCTGATAGCCCAACCCCAATTGCCCTTGCCCTAGCGCGTTTTGCACATTGGCCTGATACGCATTTAAGCCCGTTTGCGCGTTTAAACCATAGGCGGAGGCGGCATTGGCTTGATTCGCCTGCTGCGTATTGAAATTCATGCCGGCGTTGAACTGCCCGGCATTGAGCCCAGCGCTCTGATTGGCCAACTGCCCCTGGAGGTTCTGGCCTGCATTGAACTGGCCGCTCTGCATCTGGTTGCCGACATTCGCGCTTTGCGCCTGGAGGTTCGCGCCCTGATTGGCCAAGGCCGCCTGTTGCTGATACTGATTCGTCAGCCCATATGCCTGCGCGAGATTCCCCTGATTCGCTTGGTTATAGTTCAGGGTGTTCTGCGTATTCGTCTGGTAGCCTTGCAAGGCATTGTTGTAAACCTGCTGGTATTGCTGGCCGGCCAGATTCGCCGCTTGGTCCTGTAGCGCCTTCCATGTATTCGATCCACGCGCCACGCCTTTCGCCGCCCCAGAATTGACCAGCTGCTGCATGGCCTGTTGCTGGGCGTATTGAAACTGCGGATTGTTCTGGAGGTCCGCTTGTGTCGGCGCTTGGAAGCCGGAGGGATTGGCCAGCGTCTGCGCTTGCAGCGCCTGCGGCCCTTGCACGGTCTGCGGCGTAATCGTCCCCGGCGCGGCCGTTGGCTGCGGCGTGACTTGCTGCGGCGTCACATTGCCGGGCTGCTGAATCTGCTGCGGCGTATAGGCGCCCGGCGCTTGATACGGCCCCTGCTGCTGCGCATTCTGGAAGTTCTGCCCAGCCTGCGGAACGGTTGGGTTCGCAATGGTGCCCGTGCCGCCTCCCGCGCCCTTCCCGCCGGTATCCGGTCCTTGCCCGGCAAGGTCGGACCCGAGGCGCCCCGTGATATAGGACCAGTCCCCGTTGGCGTTGTTCAGCGCCTGCCCTTGCCAGTATTGCCAATCGCCGAGGCCCGACCCGCTGCCGCCCGGCGTAATGCCGTATTGCTGATAGAGCTGCGCCAGATGCGGATCGATCCCCGCCGGCATGCCCCCGCCTTGCTGCCCGCCGCCGGTCTGCTGCGTCAGCCACGAGGGTGCCCCGCCCTGAAACTGCTGCGTCATGCTGCCGTCAGCGTTCTTCGTGAAGTATTGCCCGCCAGACGAATACACGGGCACGCCATCGGGCGCCGTGGCGACTTGTGCCATTCCTTGCGGCTGGCCCTGCTGATTGACGCCCGCGACTTGCTGATCGAACCAGTCGGCCACGTTAGCCCATCACTTTCGCGCCGCGCTGCATCGCTTCCTGCACCCGTGCGCGAGGAAAGCCCTGAATCGTCCGCCCATCCGGCGTCTGAATCGTCACGGTGTCGCCCTGCCCGCCCGGCGTCGGCATGCCAGGCATGGGCTGCCCCGGCGGCTGGCCGAGCGCCCCCATCGACGGCATTTGCTGCGAGGGCATCTGCGGCAGGTTCGGTTTCGGCACGCCTTGCTGGTAGTTCTGCGGATTGAACTGATTGGCTGGCTGCGCGGCCATTTGCCCGAGGCGCCCGAGCGTCATCTGTCCGGCCTGCTGATAGGGTGCCGCCGCCTGCTGCTGATTGCCGTAGACCTGTTGCTGCACACCCAGCGCCTTATTCGCCGCCGCCGTCTGGGCATCGACCGCCTTGCCCGTCTGGTGCCCCTTGATGGCCGCTTCAGCCACGCCCGCGCCCGCTGAGGCCGCCGTCAGCCCGATAATCGCCGCCGTCGTTAATGCGCTCATAGCTTCACCTGATAGGCCGTTTCGACGGCCTGATATCCCAGCGCCTCATACATCGCCCCGACGCGCGGATTATCCGAGGGGGCAATCATCTGCAGCGACTGCGCGCCATAGGCTTTCGCCCACTTCTCCGCCCGCCGCAGGAGCCAGCCCCCGGCGCCGCGGTCCTGCGGATTGAGCCACCAAAAGAGTTCGCCCGCCACGACCTTGCCGCTCATCGGATGGACATACCCGAGCACGCCAATGGTGCCCATGATGACGCCGTCGCGTTCCGCTACGAAGATGGCCGCATCGCACCGATTCATCAGGCCATTGAGGAAGCGCATTAGGGCCTCCGCACTTTCTCCGATGTATTCCCGATATTTCGTCGATGTCACGAACTCGCGCAGGAGTGCGACGATCTCTGGCACGTCAGGCTCACCAGCCTGTCGGTAGGTAATCGCGCTCCGCACGGCCGTGGCCAGCGTCGTCATTTGGCGCAGACCGTCCAATTCGTGCCGTTATAGAAGGCGCCGACCGTCAAGGCTCCGCCGCCGGCCACGATGCTGCCCCAGGTATTGACCGTGGAATCCGTCACGACGAAGACCATCCCGGCAATCGGCTGCGGCAGGTTCGCAAACGTCACCGGGGCCGAGTTGCCCGGCGTGCCATTCACGGCCGCGCGTAGGCCGGTGAACCACTGCCCCCATGGATAACTCAGGAGATGGCCTTCAAGCGGCGCCGTCAGTTGCGGAAAGGGCGTAATCATGATGGCCCCACCGAGACATCAATCAACGCATCGACCCAGCGCGACGGCACGGGGTCCGTATCGATGAAGCGATCCACGCGGTTGCGCGCCTGCCCGCACTGCGTCCAGCGCACGCGCGTATCAAAGGCGCCAATCGCCCCGCTCGAGGCCCACTGTTCATTACCCCACGTCTGCCCGCCATCCTTCGAGGTCTGCCGCATGATCTGCGGGTCCGAGCCCTGCCCGCGCTGCACGCCTTGGCCGACGTCCATCACGAGTTGGATCGCGTGCGTCGTAAACCGCTTCTGGTCAAACGACAGACGCGGCGGCTGGCGCAGGCGGCGAATCGCGGCCCCGTCCACGTCGGTAAACAAATCCGTCCCCATCCGGTAGATCGCTCCCGTCAAGCGGTCCTGCACCAGATTCCGATCGGGATGGGCGAAGAACATGGGCCGATAGGCGAGCCATTGTGCTTGCCGCGTATCCCAATACAACCGTTCGTGCCAGAGGCTTGTCGCCTGATCAAAGACCCAGGTCCGTTCGGCGCTCGGGAACGTCAGCACATAGAAGGTGTGGCCGTTCTCCTGATAACTGAACGCCACCGCATCCGAGAGATCGCCATAGGTCGCGATCGACGCTTCCACGGCATGCGTGCTGATGCGGCTGGGCGTATACCCAGAGGCCGACACCACCTGTCCATGTCCCTGCTCATTATGCGAGAGCCAGATCAGCGACTTATCCAGCCGCGCGCCCGAAAACGCCGCGGCCGTGCCCGTCTGCATAAACGCCTCTTGAATCGAGGCGAAGGGAAACGGCGCCGTCCCGGCGTCATACCAAACCTCAGACGTATGATCACCCAGCAAATAGATCAGACGATTGACGACATACAGAGCCCGCCAGGGGTCGCTGCCGTCCGTGCGCTGCTGGATGTTCCCCAGGTCGATACTCAGGAAATTCTCGAACGCCGTCACTTGCAGGGTAGAAGAGGTGGCATCGAGAATGACGCCAAACCCATCCAGAAAGCCGCACATCGTGGCGCCCAGCACCGTGGGCGTTGTGAAGGCGTTCGTCGTGAGGTCCAGCACGTAAAATTGATTGCCGCTCGTCAGGCCCAACTGATTCCCGGCATCCCCGTTGGACATGAACGTCACGGGCGAGGCGTTGCGCTCAATGATGCCGCGCGATACGGCGGTAGTGCCGACGAGCTCATAGAGCGTAAACCCCGTGACGAAAAACGTCCGCTCACCGAGGGAAAACATGCCGCCGCCGAAATTCGCCGTGGGGGCGACAATCAATTCAAAGCCGGGACACTGGAGAAGCGCCCCCGGCGTCGGGGCCGTCTGTGATTCGTTCAGCTCGACGTAGCGATTGATCAGGCGTTCGGCATCGGCCATATACGATTGGCTTTGATACGACGGGCCGAGGAAGCCGGGATACTGGGGCATTTACGACAATCCAAGACTCACGGTCAGCGCCGAGGCGGGCGCACTGGAGCCAGCCGCCGTTGTGGTCGCCGCCATCCACAGGCCATCCTTGAAGTAGAGCCCGCCACCATCCTGCACGCCGAGTGTCTTACTCGCCAACGTGGCCAAGCCGACCTGATACTTCGGCACCGTCGTGCCCACGGTCGGCGCGATGGCCGTATCGTAAAAGCTCACATACGAGGCCGCGGCGGCCGCGTTGTAAATGTCGTAATCGAAGATCTTGCACGGCCCACTAACAAAGATGGCCGTAGCCAGCAAGCCGGACGTGCCATTGACGAGAACGGGACTGGCCATCGCTGCTCCTTATCGGTTCGAGGTCGTCGTATTGCCCGTGAGGTAATTCCAGCCCGCGCCCAAGCCCGGCACAAGCGCCGGATCGATCGACATCGCCCCCGGGTCGACGTTCGGCTTTTTCATGTTCTCAAAGGCCGCGCTGGCCATCCGAGGCAATAGGGGCGGAATCTGCACGCCAAAGGGACTACAGAAGCGCAAGGCGAGCTGATAGAGGAAGGCATCCTGATAGCCCGGCGGCCCTTGCAGAATGCTATCGAGGCTGGCCGGGACACCCACGGCTTGCGGCGTATAGAGCACAATCGACAGGCTCTGCGGCTGCGGCCACAGGAACAGCGTGCCGTGGCTGTCCGTCAGATTGGTCTGATAAAAGCTCTGGGTCGGCAGTGCAGACGGCAAGCTCTTGATGGAGAGCGACGAGAACGCATCTTCATCCATCATCCCGATCGGCACTTCGATGGCGGGCGATGAGCCGGGAATGAGAAAGCTGATGGCGTTGATCCACATGGGCCGGTCAATGTTGACCGTCTGCCCGATGCCGACTAAGACACTGGAGGTCGACGCCGGCCAGACAAACGTCGTCTGCAATTGCAGCGACAGCGTCAGTCGATCGGCCGCCCAGGTATCAATCATCGTCTGGACGCGCCGGAGGCCGAGGGCAATCTGGCCGGCGTTGGCCTGCTCCCCCGGCTCGAGCACGCCGATCTCCACCAGCGCATCCGTAATCAGCGACCGCACCGTATAGGCCAGCGCGAAGACGCCTGAGGCTGGGGTCGCCGCCGCCGTGGTGGCCACCTGAATCGAGGCGGAGACGGCGCCGAGGCCCGTAAACGTAAACGCAATCAGGGCGCCGTTCGTCTCGGCTTGCGAGGGCCGATACGTGTAATACCCGTGCCCTTCTGCTGTGCAGATGCCCGCCCCGACGCTGCCAATGGCCTGGACGCCGCCATCCACCGTGACGTAGACCGTGACGACGCCGACATAATCGAGGCCCGTTGAGGCATCGACCATCTGCGCGCCAATGACCTGATTCGGCTGGTTAATGACCATAGGAAGTCGCGCCTAGTCTACACCCTCAGTGTGTTTCCGGCTGGGTTCTGGTCGGGCCGAGCAACTGATTACTATCCGCCGCCCATTCCGGCTTAAACCGCTGCACCAGCAAGATCGATACGCTCTGCCGGTCCACGCGCGCCAGCGAGGAATCAGGCAGCGGCCGAGGATTCGGCCAGTCCAGTGGGCGCACAGGCCGCGCAATGGGCAGCGTCAGCAGGCCCAGGTCGTTGAGCGTATGACTGCCCTGTTGCGACTTCGCGCCTTGCGGGTTCGGCCAATCGGTCTGATGCGTCGGCAAGCCGACCGGCGGCGGCAGGAACGCATTGCGCCCCTGTGGGTCATTGACCTTCGCCAGTTGGATCGTCGCCGGGTTGAGCCAGTCGCGCTGGCGGAAGGGCGGCGCAATCGCGGTGACGGGTAAGCCCAGCCGACTCGGCACCTGATCGGCTACCAAGGATGGCAGCTTCGGCGCCTTCGGCCAGTCAAACTGAATAAACGCAGGATTCGTCTGGTCCTGCATGTAATAGAACAGGTGCGTCTCAGGCTTCAGCGCCACGCGAGCGGGCAGCGGGAAGTCTTGATTAAAGAACGGCTGCCCAGGCGGCGGCAGGGGCAACAGAATCCTGTTGTAGACGGGATCAATGACCATCTGCCGCAGCGGCACCGCCGGCAACGGCCAGTCGCAGCAATTAAACGACATGCCCGCCCCAGGCGGCTGCGGGCGATGATGCCAGACACCGAGCGCCGGCAGACGCGAGGGCGGATCGATATCGGGGCCGATAAAGGGTAACGCGGCGGCGAGGGGCAGACGGACGTTGAAATTGGGCTGTGAGTGCGCGCTATTGGCGGCTGTCGTCGACAACGCCGCAATCGCCGTGATGAGCGGCGCGCGGAAGATCGTCGACATCTACATCACACTCGCCGCCCAGAGGTCATTGGGCGCGGGACCGACGACGAATTCATACGCGCCGATATCGAACGCCGAGCCCTGCGGACGCGTCACGCCGAGAATGTCGGTGGTATAGGCGTTCGTCGTCCCTGCATCAATCGCCGGACTGCCGACCGTCAACTGAAAATTATTACCGGAAGGATTCACGAAGACGGGATTGACGCCCACGAGGTTCGTCGTCAGCGTCGAGGAGGCATCGTCGACGAGATTATTCGGCGTGTTCCCATACGCGATATTGTTTTCGACAAGCGTGCCACCGGACCCAGATGAGAGATGGATCCCGATCATCGCATTTGCCGTCACGGTGTTCTGATAAATCTTCGCGGCATCAGAGCCGCCGGTTGCCACAAGAAGGGCCGCATTCCCCCCGCCAGACACGGACAGGTTGTAAATCACATTGTTGTAGATTTGCGAGCCGGTCCCTGGCCCGAGGAAAATGCCACTGCTGAAGGCGGGCGAGCGCGACACATCATGCACGATGGTGTTGCGCACAATGTTGTTGTTGATGCCGAAGGACACATTCAGAATCACGATGCAATTGCCGCTGGAATCGTACGCATTGCAGTTGCTGATCAGATTGTCTGAGGTCTGGACATTGAAGGCTGCGGAGTAATCGCCCGAATCGCCGCACCCATGCACGGTGAGATTGAGCAGTTCGTTGCCGCCCGTCAGGCCGCCGACTTCGGACGTGAGTTCAAAGCAGCTAAAGGCCGCCGTGCCCTCATTGATCACGCCATTGGTCGGCCCAATACATTCGCCCCCATTGAAGCGGATGTGATTCGGATTCCCGCCTGACCAGCCCCGCAGATAGACGCACCCCTGCGTAATGCCACGCGTGGCATCGAGGTTGATGTTCAGGAATTGAATAAATTGCTGCGCGCCATCGAACAGCACGACATTCGCATAGCCCGCGCCACCAGTCGGAGCCAGCCACACCGTCGTGCCCGTCGCCGCTTGGATCGTCGTCGGCGCCCCCCACGAGGCGCCCGAAGGCACATTATCAAGAATGCCCTCGTTGTAGGTGCCTGCGCCGATGATGAGCGTATCGCCACCGGCCAGCAGCGCACACCCGGCCGTGACGGTCAATTTCGCGAGGGCAGGCGACGTGCCATTGTTGGCGTCGTTGCCAGTCGTCGCGACGTAGAAGGTCGCCATCAGGTCACCGTGAACTGAATCCCGTTCGACACGCCGGCCCCGACCGTGACGCGCACTTGGCCGGTCGTGGCGCCGGCTGGCACCGTGACGGTGATGGATGTCGCAGACCACGCGCTTGGCACGGCATTCACCCCGTTAAAGGTCACGGTGCTTTGTGCCTGCGTGGCGCGAAAGTTGGCGCCCGTGAGCGTGACCGTCGTGCCCACCGGGCCCGTCGTGACGCTGAGAGTCGTCAGCGTCGGAGCCGGCAGCCCTTGCAGGGGATGCGGGTAGAAATAGGGCGTATAGCCCGGCTTCATCACGGTGTCGCTCACGAAATAGTCACGATTCAAGACAAGCCGCGCCGCCGATTCCGCATTGAAGGGGGCGAAGATCATCGACGCGCCATTCATTTTATTATTCGTGAAATAGACCGGCTCTGAGGATTGCGGCGGCGGCGAATATGGCGGCGGCGATCCGTTGAACGGTCCCATGTTATCGCTGCCTCGCCCGATCTGATCGATACAGGGCCAGCCGGCCGAGGCACCTGATCCAAGATTCCCATCCCATGGAGACGTGCCATCACAGGCATTCAAGAATGGGGCATTGTTCGTATAGGCACGTGTGACCACCAGCGTGCCGTGCCCATCGCCAAAGGTGCCGGTCCAGGTGGTATTAAACATCACACCCGCGCCACCGCGAATGTTCACGGGCGCCCCGACCATCAGCGTCGATTGGGTCATGGTGTCGTTATAGATTTCCCATTTCCGGCACCCACGGGCGCCGCCGCTGGCCGGATGCACCTCGATATAAGAATCTGCGACGGTGTTATAGCGAAAGACGAAGGCGCCGCTACTCTGGCAATCGACCACATTCTCAAAGGATTCAAACCGGAAATCATTGTCTTCGACATACATCGCGTTATCGCCGCCGAGCCCCAGCGGCCGTGACCACCAGGTCGACCCGTTGTGATCGGCCAGCGATTCCGCCTGATAGCCGAAGTCCAAGACTCGCTGATCGATAAAATGGTTGTTATCGATCAATCCTTTCAAATCGGCCGTGAGTTGATTCGTGGCATTCGTCGCTTCAGCCTTCACCCCTGTGCCCCACACCTGAAAGTCATGCTGGTGACACTCGAATGTATTGTGATCGACGCGCCAGCCTGATCCCGCGAGATCGATGCGGGCGCAGATCCAATGAATGCCCGTGATGCGCGCCACATCTGATTGGGTATTAATGGCCGCCTGCTCGGCATTCCCTGATCCGCCCACGCCCAGCGGCGTGGCATCGATGAATGTCTGTGTATCGCCCGCTCCTTGGATCGTCACGCCATTCCAGTTGGGATAGAGAAACATGTTGCTGTTCCATGTGCAATGCCCAGGCGGGATGGTGACGATGTGTTTTTGCGGGGACGCCATAAAGGCCGTTGTGACGGCCGCGGCCACGGACCCGACGTTGCAATCTGCGGCGGCCACGGTATCGTTGCTGGATGTCACGGTAAACGTCAGGCCATTACTGGTAACACCTAAGACGAGAATCGTCACAAGCCCTGTGGTCGCTGACGCAGGCACCGTCGCCGTGGCGGATGTATCGGACCATGCCGAATAGCCCGCCGCCGGCACGCCATTGAAGAACACGAGACTGGAGTTCTGCACAGCTCCGAAATGCAGGCCCGTCAGCGTGACCGCTGTGCCGACTGGACCGGAATTCAGATTGAGACTCGTCAACACCGGCTGCACGGTCACGGTAAAGGTGAGATTGTTGGATGTCTGCCCGAGCACGACCACATGGACCGGCCCCGTCGTCGCGCCCACTGGCACCGTCGTGGCAATCGATGTCGCGCTCCAACTGGTCGCCGTAGCCACCGTGCCGTTAAACGTGAGGACGGACGTGCCCTGCGTGGCGCCGAAGTTTGTGCCCGTGACCGTCACCGCTGTGCCGGGCGGCCCGGTGATGACGCTTAGGCTGGTGAGTGTGGGCGGCGGCGAGGGAATGACCGTAAACGGCAGACCGGCCGTCGACACGCCGCCGCGCACGACCATGACCGGCCCGGTCGTGCCGGCTGGCGGCACCAACGCCGTAATGGAGGTGTTCGACCAGGCGATCGTTACTGCCGGGGCGCCGTTAAATGTGACGAGGCTATTTTCCTGCGCCGGGCCGAAATTGTTGCCTGTGAGCACGACAGAGCTCCCCACCAGACCGGAGGTCGGCGCAATGGTGTTGAGCGCCGGTATTTCCGGGCGGATGATAACTTGCCCCGGAGTGGACGGCGCCGCCTGCGCTCCCGCCAAGGCCAGCAGCGCCAGCACCGCGGCGAGGCGCATGGGGGTCAAAACGGCTCGTACAGGATGTGGGCGCTCATGGCGCCAGACGTGCCCGTATCATTCTTCGCGGAGAGCGACATTTCGCCCAAGCTGGCCGTATTGCCCAGCCCGACTGGCCGCGCCTGCGTGTTGCTGTAGTTCAGCCTGACGATCCCACCGAAGGCGTTGTAGGACGGCGTCAGGAGGTAGCCCTGCGTCAGCCGCTGCGGGCCGGTGCTCGCCGCGGTGAACGTGACGACAATCGTTGCCAAGGCATTGGCCGAGCCATCGAGCGCGCGATCCGCCGCGGGAGCTGACAGCGCGGTCGGCGTGATGGCAATCGTGGAGTGCAGCGCCAGCACCATGTCATTGATGCTCGATGCCGAGGCCTGTCCGCCCATGTAGAGCTCTTCGACGGCCCAGCGCTGCGTGCCGCTGCCGCCCTTCAGCGCCATATACGTGGCGTTGGCGAGGGTGCTGGTATCGGCCGTGTTCGTCGGCGTGAATGTGGTAAAGGTGAAGGTGCGCAGAGCCATTAGAGCGATCTCCTTTTCTCAAGTACGAGGTCAAGTTTGCCATCCCCGCAGGCGTCAATCAGCTCCTGCACCGTGAAACAGGCGTTGGTGGCGTGGTAGGTCGCTTCGCAGGCGCGACAGATATAGCGGGCGCATTTCGGGCATCGGCCCAAGGGCACCGTGCGATTCGGGTTGAGAATCACGTTGCGCTGGCAGTGATTGCAAACATGCAAGGCGGATTCAAACGTGCGGCCTTCGGGCACGTCCGGCGTGCCAGGGGAATTCCGATGGTCAATGAGAATGACGCCTTCGTAGGACCGTTGGGAATGGATGGGCATCAGGCGATCCGCTGCTTCGGCGGGATGATGACGTTCGGCACCGTCGCCACCTGCATCGTCACGGCAATGGCATTTGGGCCGGTAAACGTAAACGCCACGAGGGTATAGTTCGTTTCGGCCGCCGTGGGAAAATAGTTATACAAGCCGTTGCCTTCCACCTGAATGGACCCGAGTCCCAGCGCCTGCGTGCCCCCGTCGCCCGTCACATAGACCGTGACCACGCCCGCGAAGGGAGAGCCGTTACCGACGTCAAGCATTTCCGCGCCAATCACTTGACCGGCGACCCCTTTAACCATGAAAGCGCGTGTAGTGTAACACCTAATGCGTCTCCGGCTGGGCCTTCGACGGCCCCAACAGTTGATTGCTGTTCGCTGCCCATTCCGGCTTGAAATGCACGATGGCACTGTCATTCCGGCGAGGCTTCACGGATTGCGCCGGCCAATTCGGCTGCCACTGCGCCACCACCGTGCCGAGGTTCGCCACGCTCAACGCGTAGATCGGCGGCGGCTGCGAGCCAGGCGGCGGCAGACTGGCGATCATCGTCGGCGCCGACTGCGCGGGCCATGTCTGCGCCCACTGGCTGACGGCAATGATGATTTCGGTAGCGGTCAGCGGCCCAGATGGCACCGGCTGGCTTGAGCCTGGCTGAATCGCAGTGACAAGGCGCTGCGGCTGATCCCAGCCCCGAGGCCATGCTTGCAGAATGACGAGCTCGGTCGCCGTCAACGGCGGATTGCTCGGCGGCGCTGGCGTTCCCTGCACCACGGCCAGTGGGCGGGCTTGGGCCGGCCATGTCGTCGGCCACGCGCCGACCGACTCCGAGATTTCGGAGGGCGAGAGCGGACCTTGCGGGATAGGCTGTGCGCCCGGCGAAGGCTGAACGACAACAATGGGCCGCGATTGGGCCGCCCATGCTGTCGGCCACGACGCCACGATGAGGGCCAGATTCGTTGGGCTGATCGGCCCTTCTGGCGTCGGCTGATTGACGACGGGCGGCACGAACCACGCCGCCACCTTCGGCCCGGTCTGCGCGGGCCACTCGGTCGGCCAAAGCCGCTGGATCAGCAGTTCTGTCTGCGTCAGCGGCCCTTGCGGACTCGGCTGGTCGCCTGTCGATGGTTGTTTCAGCGTCGTCAGCCGCTGCGGCTGATCCCAGCCACGTGGCCATGCCCCCACGATCGCCACATCGGCCGTGGGGAGCGGCCCCACATTGATCGTCGGCGTCGTCGGCTGCGTGGCGGCGACGGCCTTGGATTGCGAGGACCACGTGATTTCCCACGCCAGCCGAATCTGCGCCAACTGGGACGCTAAAAGCGGACTCTGTCGAACCGGCTGATTCCCGCTGGACGGTTGCACCAAGAGCGGCGCATGCTGCGCCGGCCAATCAATCGCCCAACTGCGCTGGATGGCGATTTCAGTCGGACTGCTCGGTCCCGTAATCGGCGGCTGATCCGGGTTATCTGGTGCAATCGTCCACGTTGTGACGACTTCAATAACCGTCGCGTCATACCAGGCGGAGAGAATACTGCTCTGCTCGCGCGGGGCCGGGAGGAAGGATGGCGCCCCAGATGGCGGCGGAATGATCGCGGCGTTGATGGGTGGCTTCTGCGCGGGCCAATCCGTTGGCCACGATCGCGTAATCGCTAATTCGGTTGCGCTCAGGGGCGCATTGATCGGCGGCTGATCCCCGGTGAGCGGTTGAACGAGTTGGATTAATTCCTGCGGCTGACTCCAGCCGATCGGCCACGAGCCCACGAGCGATTGCCGTACATAGGGAATCGTGACCGAGGGAATAGGCGGCGGAATCAGCGCCGCGCCAGTCTCTGCTTGCTGCGCTGACCATGCTTCTGGGTTCCAGCCGATCGTCGGGAGTCGATACGTCTGCCGCGGCGGCGGTTGATCACCTCTCGGGAGCGTCAGCGGCGCGATCTTGTTCTGTTGGTTATTCGGCGCTTGCAGGCGTGGTTCTAAGGACGCGGGCCACGAGGCCAGCACCGCCACCATCATCAAGGCGGCCTGCACCTGACGCCGCGGCGGCTGATCACCGGATGTCTGCGGCTCGTGCGGGACCGGCGGCGCATAACTCGCCGACTGGCTGGGCGGCGGCGGCGGATAGAAAAACGCCATGCTATTGCGTCAGGATGCCGACCATATAAGTCTGCCGCGGCACTTGCCCCGGCGGCGCCGTCGGATTGTATGCCACCACGACGCCGCATTCGTAAAGGCTCACCGTAGTGAGCGCTGTCGTCGTGATGAGCCCGACATCCGTCCCGCCTGCGGGATAGGTCGTGGAACCTTTCGCCGCCATAAAGAGTGTCGGCGTCGATGTCAGCGCCGCATTGCTCGTTGAGCCGCCGACAATCAATGACGCCGTTTCGCCGGCCAGGGCTGACGCGAAGGCCCAGCCCATCCAGTCATATAGCGTCAGGCCCGTAATGTTGACATCGCCCGTCGCGGCGTTTTCTACGCTGTATTCTTCCGTGACCGCAGAACCGGCGCCGACCATCGACCAGCCGTTCGTCTGGCTTAGTGGCTGTTCGTTCACTTGTGGTGCATGGCCGGAGCCATACCCGGACCCGCCCGCGCCGATCTGCGTCGTGAAGCCGTTCGTCGTGCCATTACTGAAGGGCCGTTTCGCCGTGACCCTGATATCACCAGGGTCCGCCAAGTCAGTGCCATTATCCAGATAGATATCGTCATACCAAACTTGTAAATTGGAAATCGTATCCCCGCTGAGTGCCTTCGACAGCGTGGGGCCAAATTCACTCGTGGCGGTATGCAATAACGTGGCGTCGGCGTTGGTGCGCGTCAGCTCCAGCGCGCCATTGATATAGATTTTGCACGTCCAATTTGTCGTGGTCGTAATCACCCAGGACATACCAATGCGCGTCCACGTCGTCGCCGCGATCGTCGTGGCGCCTGCCGCGCCAATGGCCGACGCCGCATTGAATCCATTCAAGAGTTCGATCTTTCCGCTGGATGTCACGCCCAAGCCCAATACGCCCGATCCGAATACAGCCTGATTTATCAGGAGCACGCACATATTGGTCGATGGGGTCGCGCCGAGCCGCATCCAGAACGAGCAGCGCGTGCCCGCATCCGCACAGGCGCCATCTCCCGATCCCAGAAACACGGTATGCGGGGTGCCCGTTGTATCGAGCTTCAGCGATCGCGTTCCGGTATGCGCCTGATCGGACGCCGAGGCCGCCGTGCCGCCCGCTGAGACATCGATATTCGGCCAAAACGTCAGATCTTGCGTGGCATCCGTCCCAGGATCAAGAAACGTCGTGGTCGGCATTAGGTGCTCGTGCCCGCAAACGTCGTCACACTCGATGCGGCGAGCGTCGTTGACAGCACACCCGCCACCACCGCCACGCCCGTCTGAGCCGCTAAATCATGCGTGGCATCCGTGAGGTAGGGCGTCATCGTAGTTAGACGCCGCGGTAGACCAAAGGTCAGCGTGGCGGCGCTGCCAGTATTGATCGCCACAATGACATACGAAGTCCCTGAGACAAATGCTGTCACGGATACTCCACTGACCGTGCCAGTCGTGGATACCCGCACATATCCAGGCCGGATGAACTTGGCAAAATTCCCCAAGGCGAACGACCGTTTTGTCGTCTGCGTCGGCGCCCCGTTGTAGCCGACCAGGTTCTCGTTATCGGATTGGTTGCCCCCTTCAAGCTCCCACCAATGCCACGCCGTCACGTTCGCGACGGTTAACGCCGCATGGATGTCGGTCGCCATCGTCAGCGCATTCGTCATGGTCGGATCGAAGGCGTTGAAATAAGACATTTCTGACATCCAATTGCGATAATTCGCAACAGGCGTGGCATTGTTGCCCGCGTATTGATGCCACGCCACGATATCGAGATAGGCCGCCGCGGTGCCATCCGCCAACATCGCATTTACATACCCTGCCATGAGCGTGGCATCGGAGACTTCCGGCAAGATCAGATGTGGCACAGGTGAGAGCGCGGCCAGTTTAGGGCCGAGCACCTTGACGAAATTGACCATCTCGGCGTTGGTATAGATCATCGAGTTGTAGGTCGCCACGAAATTCGGCTCGCCCTGCACGCTGATGCCGTAGAGATTCACGCTCGCGGATGATTGGCAGGTGGCCTGAAAACCCGCCATGCGCGTGGCCCAATCGTCATAATGCCCGACGAGCAAATGACCCCCATTATTTAAGTCCCCGTTATCCTTCCATGCCGCAGGCGCAGTCCATGGGGCCATCCAAATAATGGCCCCGCGCGCCGCCGCTTTCGTCAGGTTCGTGGGGAATCCAGCGCTGCCGCTGCCATCGGAATACATGGTGGTGCGGAGAATCGTCAGGCCCAGTTGGCCCGTGCCCGTGCCAAAGAAAAAATCGGCATCGGCATCCGTCATCGTGATGCAGTTGCGATCGCACGCCCCAAACCCATCCATCGTCTGTTGCGGGGTAAAGCGATTGATCGTGATATCACCGATCCCGTCAGGGCCGGTAATGTTGGTGGGCGTGATGCCGTGCCCACGTGTCGACGGGATGTAATAGGTGCCCATAAGCCCGTTACCTATGGGCACCCGAAGGGATTAACCGATTTCGCGATACGCCACGCCCCACGACCATGAGGTCAGCGTGCCCGGCGTGCTCGTGAACTGCAGAAAGTTCCCAGACGTGCACCCAGGCATGGCGAGCATGGTTTCAGCCGGCGTCGGCACCCAGAGCCAGCCGTTCAGCACGTTGAAGTTGTCCCAATAGATTTTGACTTCGGTGCCGCCGCCGTTGGCCGAGCTGTTGACGCCGCAGGTGCCCGCAGCGCCTGAGGTGCCGCCCACGAGGTTGGCGGTCGGCAGGCCCAGCGACGTTTTGGCCGGCGTGGCGCTAACCACGGTTGGAAACACGGTCAGCTTCGTGCCGAGGGCGATCCCCTGCTGCGCGCTGGTGGCATTGGCCCGCTGACTCGCCCAGGCGCGGAGGATTTCATAGCCGGGCACTGCCGCGCCGCCGGCCGATGGGTTCATGAAGACCAACTGCGGCGCCGCAACCACGGTCTGCGCGTCGACGGAAATCGTATAGGTGCGGTCAGCCACGGGAGACTCCTTTTACTGCGATGACAGTTCGCCAGCCATAACAAACGTCTGGCCCGGCCGTTCGTAATCGATTTCCTGCCCTGTGCGCGCGTCCAGACACTTCAACCGCTCAACCTGCCCTGTCCCGTTGCATTTCGGACAGTCGATCGTGAGGTCTTCCCCGGTCAACCGGTTATACCCGAGCCACATTTTGCCGGGATGCCGCTTGTAATCGCTGCACGCAATGCACTTCATCCAGCCCACCGGAATCATGATGACGGGCACGGCTTCCTGAGCCATTACGCGCTCTTCGCCTTCTTCGGCTCGAATGAAGCCAACATG